ATACAATAAAGAAACTATGGACACCGAGAAACTACCAAACCAAGGATATACTAAAGATTTCACCACAGGGGCTAAACGTGACGGGGACATTGGACGGGGACGACCCTCGCTTATTCCTCCAATCGCCCTACGCAGTCTCGCCAAAAGATTTGAAGATGGCGGAAAGCTTTACGGAGACAACAACTGGAGAAAAGGATTCCCGTTAACACGACTGTACGACAGTATGTTCAGACACTTGTTAGCGTTAGCTGACGGGGACACATCGGAGGATCATGCGGGTGCAATCTTGTGGAATGCGTCAGCGTGGTTGTGGACAAAGGATCAAATAAAACGTGGTAATTTACCAATAGAACTGGATGATATAGAGAATGAACAATGAACAACTAAAGGTAGACGGGTTCGATGACGCTGTTATAGGTACAGACTACAGAGAACATCGATTAGTTTATTCTATTGAGCGGATGATACAGATACTTATAACAAGAGATGGTATGGATATGGATGAAGCTATAGAATACTTCGACCACAATATAGGGTGTGCGTTTGTTGGTAACATGACTCCGTTGTACGTATGGACTGAAGATAAAGTAGACTTATGAGTGAAGAAATAGTATTACCAGCACTGTCAAAAGATTTGATAGATAAGCTTGACAAGCTGTACCCAGATAAATGTCCACTATTGACAGACGACGATAGATTGGTATGGTTTAAAGTAGGACAACGTAGTGTAATTAATTACTTACAACAAATATACGACGAACAACTTCAAGATAATATTATAACCAAGGACTAATTATGTGTTTCGGCGGACCATCAGCACCAGAACCTCCACCCCCACCTCCACCACCTCCTCCTCCCCCAACAGCTACGGCAGTTAGAGCGGAGCCTACAAAGGCAAGAGCAGCACGTGGACAACAGCGTAAGCGTGGAACAAGAACGTTAACAGTAAGTCGTCGTCCTTCCCTTGGTATGCAACCCGGACAAACAGGAGTACAATTAACATCATGATTATAGGATTAGATAAACTTACGTTATTAGACGGTGTGGTTGCTAACGGTGCTGGCAGTGCTGTTGGAGCCGAGCGTTCTAAAGGATGGACATTTGTTATTGAGTCTGAATCAGTAACTACTGGTGCTACCGTTGCTGTTGAAGCGTACATTGGTGGAGCTTGGAGAACAATTGATAGTCGTTCCGTAACATCTTCTGGTAACATTATGATAAGAGATGAGTACGGACACTACGAAAAGATCAGAGCTTCAGTGTCAAGTCGTACTGACGGAACTTACAGCGTCTACGCTACAGGCACTACCTCTTCTCTTTAATGTCTCTTGTTGCGGTAAACATACCACCTCCTTCTGAGGTACAAACTAGCAGTGAGTTCTTAGCTCCTCAGTTTGGTACAAGCTTTCCGCTGGATTTATTTGACGCTACGTTCCAAGCAGGATACGACACACAAGCAAACATAGAAGCACGAACAGGTGACGATGTTGGTACAATACTTATGGCATCTGATGTTGTCAGGTTATATGTATACGACGGAGCTAACTGGCAATTCTACACAGGAACTTAATAGATGAACGAGACAGCACAGGGTTTATATCACAGCTTAGAGAATCAACGTTGGTCGTTCTTAGATCGTGGTCGTACATCATCTGAGTTAACACTACCGTATGTCCTACCACCTGACGGTCACAACTTTGCTACTAAGTACTACACACCTTATCAAGGCATCGGAGCACGTGGTGTTCTTAATCTATCGTCTAAACTTTTACTTGCCCTACTACCGCCTAACGCTCCGTTCTTTCGGTTGGTCATAGATCGCTACGAATTAGATAAAGCAAAAGCTGAACTGGGACCAGAGGGAGCGGAGCAGTTACGGACGGACTTAGAGAAAGCACTGGCTGATGTTGAGCGTAGTGTATCACAGGAAGTAGAAGTACAGAACTTTAGGAACGGTATCTTCCAAGCACTCAAGAATCTTCTTATCAGTGGTAACAGTCTGTTGTACTTACCTGATGAAGGAGGCATGAGAGTGTTTCGTTTGGATCGTTACGTTGTTAAGCGTGATCCAATGGGTAACGTTACACACATAGCTGTCAAAGAAACGGTAGCACCTATGATGTTACCTGAGAGTGTTCGTGAAGAAGTATACCGTCAGGAAAAAGAAAACACCTGTGATCTGTACACCTCCATCGTTAGAGAGGGAGACAAGTTTAATGTACAACAAGACGTCAAGGGTATCGTTATTGAGGAGAGCATTGGATCGTATCCGATAGATAAGTCTCCTTGGTTACCGTTACGTTATACAAGAATAGACGGAGAAGACTACGGACGTGGGTTCGTTGAGGAATACATCGGTGACATCAAGTCGTTGGAAGCACTGACTAAAGCTATCGTAGAGGGTAGTGCAGCAGCAGCTAAAGTATTGTTCATGGTTAATCCTAACGGTACAACACGTTCACGTACACTGGCTGAAGCTCCTAACGGTGCAATCGTACAAGGGTCTGAAGGAGACGTATCCGTTTTACAACTTAATAAATTTAATGACTTCCGTACTGCTCAAGCAACAATGCAAGGGATTACGGATCGTCTATCACAAGCCTTTCTACTGACATCAGGGGTTGTTAGAGATGCCGAGAGAGTGACCGCTGAGGAGATAAGAATGCTCAGTCAAGAACTGGAAGCTGCCCTTGGCGGTCTCTACTCTCTCTTATCACAGGAACTACAACTACCTATCGTCAGTCGTCTGATGGATCGTATGTCCAAGGACAAGCGTCTGCCTAAGCTACCTAAAGATATTGTTAAACCTACTATCGTTACTGGTGTTGAAGCACTTGGTCGTGGTAATGATTTACAACGTCTTGATTTATTCTTGGCAGGTGCTAATCAGGTAGTAGGACCACAAGCAGTGACACAGTATCTGAATGTATCTGATTACTTCAAGCGTCGTGCTACTGCTCTTGGTATAGAAACTGAGGGACTGATCAAGACGGAAGAAGAGATTCAACAAGCTATGCAGATGCAACAACAACAAGAGATGATGATGAAGTTGGGTAGTCCTGCCGTAGCACCTGCTATCAATGCTGCACAGGAGCAGTACATGGCACAACAAGAACCACCACCCGAAGAGTAAACTATCATGGCTGAATTACACCGAGTAGAGATAAATGAAAAAGCACCGAATGAGATCGAACCCGTTGACGAAACGGTTGAAACTCCTGAAGAACAACAAGCGGAACCACAAGCTGAGGAAACAACGGAACGTCCTGAATGGCTTCCTGAAAAGTTTAAATCAGCGGAGGACATGGCACAGGCATATGCGGAGCTTGAAAAAAGAATGGGACAAGGGACAAAAGAAGTTGAAGAAACTGAACAACCCGAAGAACAACAGGAAGAACAAACCGATGATGACAACAAAGAAGAAGCTGGTAATTATAATGAAGCTGTTGTGGAAGCTAGTAAGGAGTTCTTTGAGAATGACGGTAAGCTATCTGAAGACACTTATAAGAAACTTGAAGGGATAGGATTACCACGTGATCTTGTCGATAGTTACGCAGCTGGTCAACAGGCGTTGTTGCAATCAGAAGAAGCCCAGATCAAAGGAGTCGCAGGTGATAACTACGATGCAATGGCTGAATGGGCCAACGAACATTTACCGCAGGAAGAGATCGACGCATTTGACGAAGCTGTCACATCCGGCACGGTCAGCCAAGCGAAGTTAGCAGTGCAAGGATTGTACGCTAGGTATCAAAATGCTACAGGTGCAACACAACCTAAGCTGGTACAGGGAGCAGTGAGCGGTTCTTCCACTATGCCTTTTAAGAGTATGCAGGAATTAGCACGAGCACAGTCTGACCCACGTTATCGTAGTGGTGACAAAGCTTATCATCAAGAGATTGACAGACGACTCGCTGTGAGTAATATATGAATCGCAAGCTCCTCAACGTATTAACTTGCTTTGTAAGCTTCGATTAATACTATATAACTTTCATATAAGTAATAAGAGTTGAGACGCCTTGGACTTCCTACTTTCTTTTTCTTCCTATTATCGGTTCTAGGAAGTTTTTTCTTTGGTTGTTCCAAGGCGTCTTTCTATCCAGCACTCGGAGCTACAGGCGGTGCAGCTGTTGGTAGTCTAGGCGGTCCCGGTGCTGCTGCTGGTGGTGCTGCCGTTGGATGGGGTGTGGGAGAAGTGTCCAAATACATGGAAGAAAACGCACATTTAACACAGCAAGTTAAGGCGTTAAGTGAAGGAGACATTAAGCAACTCGTTAATAATCAACTAGATGAGTCAATGGACAACGGCTTTTTTGATGGTATGCTGACTGAAATTTATGGCTTGCTAAAAGTCTGTTTAATTGGAGTAGTATTATGGAATGTCATACCGATCATATATACGAGGTACGTTCACAAGAAAGCAAAGAATGGCGTTTCAAATTAAAAGATTACGACGGCTATACCGTGAGTTAACAAAACTAGAGAAAGCACTAGTGTTGACAATTGGTGTATTTATTGCTGTTATTGTAATCGGTAACATATTTATATAGACAATTACGACAATTAGTCCTCGACCTACTGCGGTAGATAATCCTGTGAACGAAC